TGAGTTTAACTGCTGTATAGTATGGACGATAGACTAAATAGAGTTGAGACAGCTATTACTAGACACGATGAGCAGATAGCTTCTCTGTTTAGTAAGATGAATGATGTTAATGCTCACCTAACTAACATACAGAACACTTTAAATCAGATTAAATATATAGCTATTGGAATGATAGCCTACTTTATACTACAGGAGTTTGGATTCTTTGCAGCATTCAAAGCAGTTAAAGGTATAGTTTAAGTGTTCTGGGTTTGGTTGTCTACTGGAGAAGAACGTATATTTTTATTTGACCCTTGGAACTTACCTATTAATTTTATGATTATATGAGTAAAGAATTATACAACACCCCCAACCTAGATGAACTAGAGAACGGACCTTGGCCCAGCTTCGTAACTGGTATGAAGAGACTTGCCTCTGACGACCACGAGGGTGCTAGTATGGTACGAGATGTCCTTGCTACCCTAGAGACCTCTTACGTAACTAAGAAAGGTTACTGGAAGGGAGGCACAGTAGGTGTGATAGGATATGGTGGTGGAGTAATCCCTCGCTTCAACGAATTAAAAGATGAAGATGGTAACACTAAGTTTAAAGACGCTACTGAGTTCCATACTCTAAGAATACAACCACCTGCAGGTATGCACTATACCTCTGACCTACTAAGAAACCTATGTGATACCTTCACAGATAATGGTGGCTCTGGTCTTATTGCATTCCACGGTCAGTCTGGTGATATTATGTTCCAGGGTGCTACAGAACAAACTACTCAAACTATCTTTAATGAATTAAACGAGATTGGCTTTGATATGGGTGGAGCAGGTCCAGCAGTTAGAACAGGTATGGCTTGTGTAGGTGCTTCTAGGTGTGAGATGTCTAACGTAAACGAACAGGCTGTATTAAGAACACTGGTTAATGCTTTCTTAGATGATATGCACAGACCAGCCCTACCTTACAAGATGAAGTTCAAAGTGTCTGGTTGTGCNAACGACTGTATGAACTCTATTGAACGCAGTGACTTTGCTACTATCGGTACGTGGCGTGATGATATTAAAATCAATCAAGGGCTGTGGAAGAAGATGGTTGCCGATAAAGGTATAGACTATGTTTTTGATAACATTACATCACGTTGTCCTACACAGTGTATGAAGGTTGAAGCAGACACTTCATTAACTATTGACAACAAGAACTGTGTTAAGTGTATGCACTGTCTAAACGCTACCTCACCACTGACTCATAAGTATATTGAGAAGGGTGCACCAGCTGAAGCNTAGCAACAGGTGATGACAAGGGTGTAACTATCTGTATGGGTGGTAAGAGAACTCTTAAGATTGGTGACTTGTTTGGTACTGTAGTAGTACCTTTCCTTAAGTTAGATACACCTGAAGACTATGAGTACATAGAAGAATTAGCAGGAGAGGTGATAGACTTCTTTGCAGAGAACGCTTTAGAGCACGAGAGAACTGGTGAGATGATTGAACGTATTGGTATCGTAAACTTTATGGACGGTATAGGTTTAAACGTAGACCCTAATATGGTTAGTAGTCCTAGGTATATGTCTTACGTTAGGTTAGACAAGTGGGATGAGGAAGCAGTCAAGTGGTTTGAGAATAAGGCAGANGCAGCAGCATAATGAAACTACTAGCAGCCTTACTACTAGTGTTAACTTTAAGTGCTTGCTCTCCCTTTGGGATGATAACAGGTATGTTTAGTTCTACTCCTGATGTAGATGTTCAGGTAGGTAAGACTAACGAGAAGGTAACGGGTATTAAGACAGATGAGTTTGCTATATCAAAGATTGAAGACAACACTAAAGCAGAAGAAGTAAACAGAGCAGAGGATACTGTAGTGGGTAATGTTAAAGGTGATGTATCTATAGACGAGAGAGTACCATTCTGGATTTGGTTTGTTGCTATCTTAGGTTGGTTACTTCCTTCACCTATAGAGATATACAAAGGATTAGGACAATTGTTTATTAACATTAAGAGGTTTATAAAAGAATGACTTATAGGGAAATTATTAACTCAGTCTTAAGAAGACTCAGAGAGGATACGATAGATAGTGATTGGACAGGGAATCTAATTGGTTCCACTGGCCCTACTGATTATCAAGTAATGGTTGGTGACTTCGTAAATGAAGTTAAGAGAGAAGTAGAAGATGCCTGGGACTGGACTAGCTTACGTAGAACAGAGACTGCAACTACAGTATCAGGAACTAGAACCTATGATTTAGCCAGCACGACACAACGTACTAGAATTATATCTGTTCAAGAACAAGGCACGGGAGGTAATCTAAGTCCTGTATCTTATGATTGGATTAAACGAATGCGTTATCCTACTGAAGTATCTTCTATTCCTAGTCACTTCTCTATTGTAGGAACCAGCAGTGGACTACTAACAACTCAATTATATCCTAAGCCAGATGCAATTTATTCAGTTGACTTTCATTTAATTGACCCACAAGATGACTTAGCATCAGCAGCAACAGCTCTAACAGTTCCTGAGTATCCTATTATATTAGGTGTTTGGGCTAGAGCTATTGCTGAGAGAGGTGAAGATGGTGGTTCATTATCAGATATGGCACAGCTCCAATACTCACAAGCATTAGCTGATTCTATTGCACAAGATGCAGGCAGACATACATCAGAGGTTACTTGGAATGCCGTCTAAATCCATAATACCTCTTGTATTAGACTCTATTGGGACATACGGCCTAAATAGTCAGTCATCCCCCTCTGCTTTAGACCATCAGTGGTTGACAGCAGCAAATAATATTATGTTGGATGATAGGGGAAGGATTACTTATAGACAAGGAATAAAACAACTAACTACTACTATTGGTTCTTCAACAAGTAATAGTCATATTGTTAAGTCTATTGGTGAATATAAAACTGCTTCTGGAACATCAGTATTATTTTCTGGTGCCTACGATAAGATTTATAAAATTGATACAGGTACGACACCTAATTTATTAACAGCTCAATCATTCACAGGTACACCACAAACAATAACGGACGGTAATTGGGAGTTCGCTAACTTCAATGATAATTTTTATGGTGTACAAGCAGGCCATAAACCTATTCATTATGATGGTACCGACTGGATGGACTTAGAAGATACTTCTGGTTTTACTTATCCAACTGGTCTCAACACTTCTACTTTTAATCCTTCTTGTATTCTCGGTAGTTTTGGTAGGTTATGGGTTGGAGGAACTTCTGGAACTAACGATGTAGTTTATTATTCTGATACTTTAATTGGACATAAATTTACTACAGGTGCTTCTGGTTATTTAGATTTAAAGACTGTATGGACTGGTGATGAAGTTGTAGCTCTATCATCCTTTATGGGTAAGTTAGTTATATTCGGTAAAAAGAATATTGCTATCTATAATGAACCTTGGGACCCATCAGTTAGTGCGTTCCAACTAGAGGAAGTTATCGAAGGTGTTGGTTGTGTAGCTAGAGATTCAGTTCAAGCACTAGGCGATGATATTATATTCTTATCTAATTCAGGACTACGTTCTCTACAGAGAACTCAGATTCAGGATAAGATGCCACTTACTGATATATCTAAGAACATTAAAGATGAATTGGTTAACCATATTGTTAATGCAGATATGGACAAGGTTAAAGCCCAGTATTGCTTATGTGGTGGTTACTATGCTCTAGCTTTCCCTGATAAGAATGTTGTTTATGTATTTGATTTTAAAGGAATAAACCCAGACCAGACACCTAGAATAACTACCTGGAATTTTGAAGATAAGAAAATGCCTAAATCTTTTCTGTCCACTACAGAAGGTATTATGTATATAGGCGGTGGACACGCAACTTATAAAGGTAGAGTAGGTACATATACAGAGTATTTCGATGTAGAAAAGAATGATGTAACGAGTACCTACGGAACAGAAACTCCTTGTGATGCAGCAGGACATACGTGGGAGTCGACTGATTCTAAGTGCTGGGAAACAGTAAACGGAACATATCAAGGTGCTTTTAAGACAGTATGGTTAGACTTCGGAGACCCTAGTAGAGCTAAGTTACTTAAACGATTCTTGGCTGTTATCTCTGGTGGTAAGGATATGGCAGTTACTATGAACTGGTTTAGAGATTATGAGGTTAGAGGAGATTCTTCTAGCTTTACACTTTCTCCTACTACTTCTGGTACTTCATATATATGGGGTGCTAGTACATCTATTTATGGAACAACTACAGTAACTACTACTGCAGCTACCGCACTTGTAACTGATACATACTATGCGATTGAAACTGTAGGTACTTCAAACTTTGTTCTTGCAGGTGCTAGTGTTAATGTAGTGGGTACAGTATTTAAAGCTACAGGTACTACTACAGGTACTGGTACTGTTGTATCTCATACACACACAGCAGCACTACACGCTGCAAGTTCTAAATATGCTGGAACTTTCCAACCTAAAGAGTATAGATTATCTTTAGCTAAGTCAGCAAAGGTATTGAGAATGGAAATGGTAGGAACAATTAATGGATTTAAAGCTTCATTACAGAATATGATTATATGGGCTAAACAAGGGAAGATAAGATGAGTGATTACAACATACAAGTAAGTTGGTCAGGTAAAGACGCATTAGCGGATTCCGACCCAGATAAAGTAATATCAGGAGGTGATTTTAATACTGAGTTTACAGCAGTTAAGACAGCATTAAACTCTAAGTCAAACCTAAATGGTAATTCAGGAGAAGACTTCGATGCTACAACACAAGCAGCTAGTAATAATACCAATAAGGTAGCTACCACTGCATTTGTTACTACAGCCACATCAGCAGCTAAGATTGCAGATGTTGTTTATCCTGTAGGTTCTATCTTTATAACCACTACAGCTTATGCTGCTAGTTCTGACGTAGTCGCAGCGATAGGTGGTGGTAGTTGGTCTACCTTCGGAGCAGGTAAAGTTCCAGTAGGTTTTGATTCTAGCGATACTGACTTTGATACTATTGAAGAAACTGGTGGTGCTAAGACTCATACTCTAACATCAGCACAGGTTCCATCTCATAGACACCGTTCACTACACGGAGGACATTCAGGAAGCATCCCTACGGATTGGACTGGTGTTTCATCTTCAGAGACACCTACTAGTTTTGGTGGTGGAACAGATGATGATGATTGGGCTATAAGCTATACAACATTTACTGGTGGTGATAGCTCAGATGGAGACCAGACTATTGGTGCTACAACAGCACACACTCTAGTTCAACCATACATCACTGTATATATGTGGAAACGACTTACTTAGTGAGTAACTTTTTTGTCATAGGTCTCCCTAGAAGTAGAACAGCTTGGCTATCTAACTTCTTAACTTATGATGATAATTTCTGCTATCACGAAGGTATAGATGGTTGTTCTACAANAGAAGAATATAAAGATAAGTTAGGTGAAAACAAGGGTGATAGCTCTACTGGNTTAATGTTATTTGATATGAATAAAGAGTTTCCAGATTCACCTAAAGTTATCATAGAAGGTAGTGTAGATAAAGCCATAGAGTTCACTAAAGAAGTTTATGATGTCTATGAACCTGAATATTTTTATGAATTAAAAGATAAACTTGATTCCATTAAAGGGTTAAGAATTAAGTTTGAAGATATAAATAATTCCCTTGAACAAATATGGGAGCACTTAATAGGAACACCTTACGATAAAGATAGAGGTTCGCTATTAAAAGATATGAATATACAGACAAACAATTATTTTAATTATGACTTAGAGTCAATGGGGAGGTTAGTATGGCGTGGGGAGCAGTAGCAGCAGCAGCAATTAGTGGAATAATGCAGAATA